CGAGGGATTGGCTCGGCGTTCTTGTTGTTTTAGTTGGTCGCGTAATTGTATGAGGTCAATTCGAGCGGTTCGGCGTTCTCTTCCTCTCGGCGTTCTTCATCGTGTGCGACTTCCTCGAGTGCAAAAAATGCAAGGGCATTTTGCACGGCGGTTACTTCGTCAGACTTTCCGCCCTCATATAATCCCCGTGCTATTTCGTCACTCGTTAAGTGATTGAGACAACGCCACGACTTAAGCACTGATATTCTATCTTCGCCCAAGTCAAAACATATCGCGTCAAGATGTGCCAATATTGCACGGCGGTTCTGTTTAAAAAATGCGGTTGTTTCGGTGTAATAAATAAAGCCATGAAACCCGCCGTCTGCACCATGTCGGGTTATGTCTTTGAATGATTGCTTAAAAATTTCCAGACCGCCCAACTGATTAATAACTGCCTTTCTTAAATTGCTCATGTTTTAAACTCCTATAATTTAAAAATGTCACCCGTTTATTATCTTATATATTTGCGAATGTGTAAAGTGTTGATTGACGGCTATTTATAAGGGGTTCGGCGTGGTGTTAATGATCGTGACAACTGCGAATTTTTCGGGGTGTTTTCTCTCGGTTTTCTCTCGGGTTTCTGTTCCCGTTGTTCCCGTTGTTCCCGTTTCAGATTTTGCCAATTTTCACAAGTTTACACTTTAGCAGCTGAACTACTTTTTTTTGTTCCTTTGTTCCTGTTGTTCCTGTTTTAGATTTTGCGAATATTTCAAACTTTACAGTTTCAAAACGGGCCCGTTCTTTTTGTTCCTTTTGTGCCTGTTTGGGAAACTTTACACAATGGAAGGGAACAGTTAAAAATTGTGGATAACTTATAAAAATGGAGATCCAGGCAGCCACCTCTAAACTGTTGTTTTATATATATTATTTATTTATTTATTATTATTATTAGATTGCTTATTTTTTAATCATTGTGCATTTGTTCCCGTTGTTCCCGTCATCAATATAAGCGACTTGCTAAAGTTACATTTTCATAATATTTGTGCATCGCGTTATCAAGTCTAACGCCTTGGATAACTTCCAGATGTCCTATTTTATAACGGGAACAATAGGAACAACAGGAACAACCCTTTATAATCAACGGGTTACAACAGAACAACGCCCGAACGCGAACAGGAACAACGGGAACACGCCGACCGCCGACACAATAACGCGACACGCGACACGCGGACACGCCCACGCGGACACATAACGCCCACGCACACGCCCACGCACACGCACACGCACACGCACACACGCGAACGCGACCGCGTGAGGTTCTCGCGGTCTGGTGGCTAAACGCGGACACGCGAAGACCACCCGCCCCCGCCCCCCGCAAATATTTTTAGGAGTCCCATAGCTCTATATACATTCTAATACGCACAAATGATCCTACGAATTCTGAAAGTACCCCCCTTACTTTACAGAAAGCCAAACAAAAAAAATATTTCGCAAAAATTTATGAAAAACGGAATGATTCTTATTACCATACAGTTGGTTGAAACCCCCTATAATAGAGGCATGAATATCTTATATACACTATTGGCTATGCTTAACGTCTGTTTATACTTGGTGCTGCTATACGTTTTCTGTTTGTTTTTATTGATCTAATACTATATACTCATGTCATAGCTGCAAATAACAACTAGTGTAACAGCGAACACATATGACAAAGAACAACGATCAAACCTCAAGCATAGACTCGACGCCCATGCATGTAAACGCTCTGGTAGTCCCTATAATTGAGGACCAAATTCCTGTACCTAAGTCTCAGAAAGAAGCATTGTTAGAAATGACAACAGATGAAGAGATAGGTATACGCGCAGAAACTATTAAAACAATAAGTGACATTAATGGAGAACCTATTGAACCTACAGAAGAGAATGTAGAAGAAGCCCATCGGGTCGCAAAACAAATGATGGAAAACCCAGAGACAAAACCTGAGTTCGCTACGTACCCAAATGAAACAATGGCATATCTTGCAGGAATGGTAGCACAGACAAATTGTATGCTTGTTAAAGACATGGCAGACTACAAACTCTACGTACTCAATAACGCAGTGCAAGTTCATGAGTCATCAGATAACCCAAAAGAAAAACTAATGGCTTTGCGAATGATAGGTGAGATGGATGGAGTCGACGCATTTAAAAAGAAAACAGAAGTGACTCACATTAATAAAACAGGTGAAGAACTAGAAAAAGAATTAAGAGAGACAATTGAGCAACTCAAAGGTAAAGTCATCGAAGGCGACCATCAGATAATAGACGATGATTAACGAACAAGACCTAGAGTTACTTCAAAGAGAGATACCTAATATGTCTGAACAAGACAGACAGAGACATCTTAGACTATTAAAACAATATAAGAAAGAATTAACTAAAACACAGGGGAAGGCAAACTTCTTAGACTTTATCAAGCATGTCTACCCCGATTATAAAGTAGGAGAACATCATGCAAAATTGGCTAAATTATTTGAAGAAATATCAAGAGGAGTTAGAAAACGAGTTATCGTCAATATCGCGCCTCGTCACGGAAAATCAGAACTTATTTCCTATCTGGCTCCGGCTTGGTTTTTGGGTAACCATCCAGCAAAAAAGGTTATCATGGCATCTCATACAGCAGATCTTGCTGTTAACTTCGGTCGTCGGGTCAGGAATCTCGTGGGTTCAGACCCTTATAAAGACATATTCCCCGATATCAGTCTACAAGCGGATAGTAAAAGCGCCAGTAGGTGGGGTACGAATCATAACGGTGAGTATTTTGCTATTGGTGTTGGTGGTGCTTTGGCTGGTCGTGGAGCAGATCTATTTATAATCGACGATCCCCATTCAGAGCAAGATGCCAAACTAGGCAAAGGCGACGTATTTTTGCCAGCTTGGGAATGGTTTCAGTCAGGACCACTACAAAGGCTAATGCCTGGTGGTGCTATTATTGTAGTTATGACAAGATGGTCTAAATTAGACCTGACAGGACAGATAATTAACCAAATGGTTAAGAATGATGAGGTAGATGACTGGGAAGTTGTTGAATTCCCTGCTATTTTAGAGGATAAAAAGGGAAATGAAGTTCCATTATGGCCTGAGTTCTGGCCATTAGAAGAATTAAAGTCTAGACGCGCTGCTCTAGACATACGATATTGGAATGCACAGTACTTACAAAACCCAACATCGGAAGAAGGAGCGTTAATTAAGCGAGAGTGGTGGAATATGTGGGAAGAAGAAAACCCACCACCCTGTGAATTTATAATAATGACACTTGATGCTGCTCAAGAAGCTAATACTAGAGCAGATTACAACGCATTAACAACATGGGGTGTATTTCTTAACGAAGAGACAAACAACTACGCTATAATATTATTGAATGCAATAAAAGAGCGTTTGGAATTCCCAGAACTTAAGCAGCTTTGCTTAGAAGAATATCAAGAGTGGGAGCCAGACGCCTTTATTGTAGAGAAAAAATCAAATGGGGCAGCTTTATATCAAGAGTTTAGAAGAATGGGAATACCTGTTGGAGAATTTACGCCTGGAAAGGGACAGGATAAGATTAGCCGTGTTAATGCTGTGTCTGATCTCTTTAGTGGCGGGGTTGTTTATGCACCCGATAAGCGTTGGGCGCACGAGGTCATTGAAGAATGTAACGATTTCCCTAGTGGTGCCAACGATGACTTGGTTGACTCCACAACTTTAGCACTCGCTCGTTTTAGGCAGGGCGGATTTATTCGATTGCCGAATGATGAAGAGGATGATATAGTGATGTTTAGGGGTAGAAACCATAAAAAATATTATGCAGTGTAATGAGGATAAATAATGGCAGATATAGATAAAGGACTGTATGCAGCTCCAGTAGGAGTTGAAGAGATGGCTGAGTCAGAAGAAGCTATTGAAATAGAAATAGAAGACCCAGAAAAAGTTACTATTGGAATTGGTGATAACGAGATTGTTATTGATCCAGATAGAATGGATGATGATGAGTTTTCTGAAAACCTAGCTGAAGAACTAGATGAACAATATCTAGCTGAACTATCCTCAGATTTACTCGAAGATTTCTCTAATGATATAAACTCTAGAAAAGACTGGCTTGAAACTTATGTTGATGGCTTAGAACTTCTTGGTCTTAAG